GCAGCCAAAACCGCCTTTAACCGCGAACTTGAACGCCGTCTTGAACGCTTGCAGTCCACGCTGGTCAATCTGTTGTACCAAGCCTTGATAGACCTCTGCCGTGGCCTCGTCGCCCTCCTCAGCCGCCCTGACCTTCACGCTGGGCATGTTAGCCAGTTGTCCACCAACTACCCTGTCAACTGAGCTACTGAGCTTGTCAAACGTCAAACAGGGTCTGTTATGCCTCGACTCTCTTGCAGAATCCTCCCACTGACCGTCATCATCATCGACAAACTTAACGTCTGAAATTGATTGCTCATATATTTCTGACCAGGAATCAGCCGCAGTTTCAAACCGATCCAGAGCCTCGGTGATAACCTTCGCTTGATCTTTTTTTGATCTTTTTTCCATCACCACTCACTCGCAAATTCTAGGTTGGGACTCACAATGTCATCCTCATATCCTTGGGCAAACATCCTGAAGGCATCCGATCCGTTTGATGCCCAGTTATGTAATGGGACTTTCCTGAACGTCTGATATGAGTCGTCGTATTGATATTGATAGTTAGCCAGAGCGTCTAGCCCGTCAGCGCAGTTATCCTTGTGAAACCAGCAGCTCTTGAGCACATCCCTGACCATCGCAATACCGTCTTCCACTGAGCTGATCCTGGGAACCGTTGTGATCGGATTGACTCCCATCCCTTCCAGAATGTCTCTGCGGCTGCGGTTGTTAGACCCTAGAGTCTTCACCTCAACGTCGTGGGGTAGGTAGTGCGTCCCGTAAACCCAGCCATTTTCGTCAGCCTTGTCTTTGAGGACTTTCGCATAGTGATCTAGATCAACTAAGCGGTGCTCGTAATAATCAATGAACCGGTGTTCCTTCCCAATGTGCTGATGGAACCAAATGGCGGTTGAATCATTGCGTCCCAGGTCCCAGTGCGAATTAACCGGAACAGACTCAACAGGCATCCAGCAAACTCTGCCTTCGTCCCTGGCCGATTTCAATTGCTTCTGGTAGATCGAGCCATCAGCGAACTGCTTTAGCTCGCCCTCGTAAACGTGCGCGTATTCTTCAGGGTTACTGTCCTGCAGAAGCCGCATCTCTTCTGGAAGCGTGGTCTGGCTGAAGTAGGGATTGTCCCTGTAGCTGACCTTCTTCACCATCGCATTCTCAGGAGGATGCTCAACGAAGCGCTGGTAAGCTGAATCACTCTTCAACTCCGGATTAAAGCTAACCCATATCTCTGAACCAGGCTTTCTGATACTTGGGATTAAGGTTCGCCAGGAGTTCTCTGAAACCCTGTTGCCTTCTTCAATCCAACAGTAATCCACGCCTTCTATCGACTTAATCGACTCAATATTCTGCCAGAGGCCAGAGAAAATGATCTGCGTTCCGTTCGTTCCTCTGATCTCATTATTCATCACCTCATAAAAGTGTGACAATCCCAGGGCTTGAATCCTGCTTGCCAGGAGCGAGTGGACAGAGTCCTTGATGCTTCTTTGTATCTCTCGGGCGCACAGGATGCGCTTGGGTTCGTTTCCTGCGCCCAGCAATAGTAACGCTGATGCAAACTGTACCGACTTCCCTGCGCCGCGCCCTCCCCAGTAAACCTTGTATCTATGCGGTTCAAATAGCTCTCGAAACGCAGTGGGTATACTAATCTTCGGGGTCGTCGGTGAACTGGAGTTCGTAAGCCGCGATTTTAGCATTGATTGTAGTGTTCTCTGTTGGCTCGCCCAGGGCCAGCTTTGCCAGTTTTTGAGCGTTTAATGATGCTGTTGAAAGCGACTGTAACTGGCTGGAAGTCATACCCTCCTCACCGCTCCGCTCACTTTCCTGATTGGCTCTTATCTTGTTGCCCACAGTAATGAATATGGCTTTCGCCAGGTTCAGACTAGAACTATCGAGCGCCTTTGATTCTTTAGCAAATTCGTCAATGCGTTGGGCTTCAATTTCTGCTTCAAATTCAGCCTGGAAATTGTCCTTCTGTTCCCGCCAGCCATCCCGTTGCGCCGCCTTATACAGCGTATTGATAGAGACATTGTTCTCTTCAGCCAGCTGCTCAATGGTCTTGGTTCGCCTGAAACCCTCGTCGTTGGCGTCACCAACCACGTACTCAGACTTCATTTTTGACTTTAGCTCATCTGTTAACTTTGCGTATTCACTCGCCATTTTCTGTCACTATTTGTAACTGTGCCGTCTTTTTAGTGAACCTTTCCCATCGTTTAACGATTACATCGCAGTATTTAGGGTTAAGCTCCATACTGTAATTTATTCGCCCCGTCTTCTCACACGCAATCATTGTTGAACCGGAACCACCAAACAAATCAAGAATTTTATCTCCATGTCGAGTAGTCTTGTCGATAGCTTCCTCCCCAAGAGCAACCGGCTTTTGTGTTGGGTGAACGTATGTTGATGAACCGTCTTTACCGATAGACCATACACTTCCAATTCGTTTTCCCGTCAGCTCCGCGCCTCGATGCCACACCAAAGCGATCTCATAATCGGTTGAAAATGTTTTTTTGAGATCACCTATCCCACCGCCCTTCTTGTGCCACACAATGATGTTTGATGGATAACCAAAGCTCTTGAATACATCAATCCACTTATCCACTACTTTCCAGCTAGTCCAAACAAATACCCACCCTTCAGACGATGCTTCTATTACAGGGGAAATGTCTAAAAACTTGTCATCGTTAATCAGCACATCAAACTTTTCTTTTTTAACATTTGACTGATAGCTGACTCCATAAGGTGGGTCGGTAAACACCATGTCAGCTTTCTGTCCGTCCATCAACGTACCGACAGCGTCAATATCAGTGGAGTCGCCGCACATTAGACGGTGGCTACCTAACTGCCACACATCGCCTAACTTAGCTGTGGGTTCATCAGGTAAGTCAGGAACATCATCCTCGTCGGTATAGCCTTCTTCCACAAAACCTAAATCGACATCGAGGCCCAGGTCTTTCAGTTCTAAATTACTAAACCCTGTTAGATCAAGGTCATAATCAGCGTCAAGCAACGAGGTCATCTCTTGAACTAACAAGCCAACGTGCCAGGAAGCGTACTCAGCGGACTTGTTGTCCATGATGCGGTAGGCGTTTATCTGCTCGTCTGTCAGCCCCTCCGCGATGATGCAAGGCACTGTTTTTAAACCAATTTTCTTCGCGGCCCGAAACCTGGTGTGGCCCACCACGATGACATTATTGCCATCCAATACTACTGGTTGCTGGAACCCGAACTCCTCTAGGGACTTAGCCACCACATTGACAGCATCATCGTTTTTTCGAGGGTTTTTCTCGTATGGGTTTATTACTTCAATGCTAACCTGGTGTATTTCCATCTACCGAGTTAGTCGAACTTTTTTGTTCATCTGTGCGCGGGTCATTGCCATTATTGATACTCGGTTTGATATGATGTCTTCTGCCGCAACCTTCAGATCGCTTTGTTCCACATCTGGATGCCAACGTGCCGTCTTTAAGCGTCCAGTACGCTGTTGTCATGCCCCCGCAAGGACATTGCACCGCTAATCTTCCCCGTCTTCGCCTGGCGCGTCTTCTATCATGTTTTCACCCCCCGAGCCGTCTATCTCTTTTTGGAGCTCATCTACCTTTGCGAGCAGCACCTTTATGTGACCCGCCTGGATGACGCATTTGTTCATCGCGTCGTTTCGTTGGGCTTCGACCATCTCTAGCCGCCCTTTCATCTCGTCATCGCTCAAGCGTATAGCCTCTCTTCTGGGTTAGTGATCTTCAGTTTGATAAATTGCGTGTCTTTTTTTCCGCTGGCATAGGTTGCTGTGACTTTGACTGTCCCATATCCAGAAGTCTCCGAGCTGGCGTAAAAGCTAACCACGTTGCTTGATACAGATGGAGTTGTCAGGGTTAGCGCGTGAGAGCCTTTTGACTCAGCGGTTGCGCTGGATACTGACGTTGATAGAACGCTTGCAGAATTGGAGAAATCAACTTTAAACAGCATTTCTGTATCGACCGATTGCGAGTAACTGCGATTCTCGCTGTCGTTTCGATTTGGATTGATCAGAATTCTTCGCATGATACCTCTCGTAGCGACCTGACCCCTTCGGCGTAACGGATAAAAGCCGTTATCAGGCGATAGAGGTCAGGGGGTCAGGTCTTGCACTATGACAATGTTGACACTCTTTTTTACGCGCTACAACTTTTTTGAGCAAACAATTACTCAATAATTGGGGGCGCCTTACTCCATTAAAGAAAAAAAGTCAATGCAGAATAATCGCGCATTTAAATACACCAATGTTTCACATGAAACATCAGGGCAAAATCCCGCGCCATTAATTACCACACAATTGATTGCGCGTACTTGGGAGTTGCGTTAACCAGTTAACGACATTTTTATCGTTTATCAAGCAAAGCGACAACCATGTCAAACGCTGCTGACTTTAGCTCCCTGGCTTTGGTGACTGACACGCCAACCGCTTTGGCTGTGCGCTTTAGACTTCCCGTTTGGTAATACGCTTTTAAGACCAGAGGATATTCAGGCTTCACTCTGCCAATCTTGCTGACGATACTGTCAATCATTAACAGGTCAGTGTCGTAATACGCTTTCGGAGGGCTGCGTGTTTCTTTCGCAGTCACATACTGCTTCTTCCAGTTGGTCTTGCCTCCTGCCGCCAACGCAAAGTTGCCGTCTAAAATGGAAGTTGGGTAAGGGTTGGAGCTTTCTTTGCTTAACTCCCTAGCCCACAACTCAAGTAGCTGGTCAGCCTTTTCACTTAGACTCAAGTGCAGCCACTCGCTCGCTTAACCGTAGAGCGCGTTCCGATGTCTGGTGTTCAGCCCAGAGGCTGTCCATCATCTCAACTGCCGAAAGCGTCCAGTTCTGATCTTCGACAGCGGCTTTGAAGTTTTTGAATTTACTCAAGCCTCTCTGCCCAAGCTGGAAACACATGTTAACCAGGACATGTTGCATCTCTTGAGGTAGTTCCTCCCAGTTATCATATATCTTCTGGCACCCATCAATCGCAATTTGAACGTCCCCCTGGAACAGTTCATAGCACCGATCTTCGCTTATGCCTGAATCGTCAGGAGCGTCTTCAAACCACCCATTGTGAGTTTGGAAGTCTTTCTCAGGCTCGGTGTCTAGGATTTTATGCCCGATGCCGATTGTTGCGTGTCCCTCAGAACACAGGTAAGCAAACAGCACCTGGCCCTCATCTGAGCGTATTTCTTCATAAACTTGTCTAACATCAACAGTCATTTACCAACGCCCCCTGGTCCAGCCGCCCGACCGGACCCCGGCATAAAAAATACCCGCTTTAAATCTTGAATAACCTCGCGCTCTAAGCATCTCTCGAAACAACTGATCGCATATTTTTCTTGTCTGCCATTTGCAGGAGTACAAGTGATCGTGAACCACTGCTGGTTTTCTGCTGCGCCCTGTTTTCGCAATTATGTTTCTCATCCCCCAGGGGATAGAAGCCAGGTCTGT